TTTTCTTCATCTGGCAGATATTTTTCAGGGTGTAAATGCCGGTCTTTCTCATCTTCTGTAAGTTCCCTTAACCTAATGTTTAAATCTGGGTTGGATTCGGTTTGCTCTTCAACCCATTTCTCTGCCAATTTTGCTGATTCAAATGCATATACTTGCCCGTCTGTATTATTAAAATAATATTTCATCTTAATTCTGCCCATGATCTAACATCTAAATTTCCATTGAGGATATAACCCTCTCCCGGCATAACAATGCCATATACTGACTTACGCTGCGAATCTTCGTTGCTTGTTGTTACTGCACCCACTAGAGTGTTATCAATCCATAACTCAGCATACCGGTTATTTGTATGAAAAAAACAGATAGATAAGAAAATAGGCGCAGACGTCTGATTGACATATACAGTGCCATAAGCCCGCGACGCCGTTACTGTAATCCAGCCCTGATGGAAACCTAATGAATTATATTGTTCGGTATAAATAACAGCATCTCCGTCACCGTTAAACCAACAACTACCGAGTACATCACCCCTTAATATGAACTGTCTGGAATTCTGCAAGA